GCTGGCCTTTCGCTGGGAGGGCCTGCCATGCCAGTCATGAGCACCGACAGACGCGCCCTGATTGGGCTGGCGCACAAGGCTGCCGTGCTGGCCGGGCTGTCGGACAATGACCGCCGTGCCGTGCAGCAGGCCGTGGTGGGCAAGCAAAGCTGCGCGGATATGAGTGACGTTGAGCTGCGCCGCCTGCTGTGGCATTACAAGGCCAAGGGAATTAAGATCGGCGTACCAGGCCCCAAGCCGCCCGCAGGCAGTGGGGGTGCGCGTGCGACGGTCTCGCAGTGGGCCGAAATCGAGCGGCTGGCGCTGGCGTTTGGCTGGCTCGATGGGCTGCAAGACCGGCGCTTGGCTAGTTTTGTGGGGCGCACCGCCGGGGTGGATGCGGTGCGGTTTCTGACCCGCGAGGGGGCTACACACGTGATTTCGGGGCTACGCCGCTGGCAAAAGAACCTGGAAAAAAAAGGCAAGACCGGCGCAGGAGGCAGCCATGCGCCTGCCTGAGACGCTGCCCGAGGGCGCACGGCTGGTGCATGAGGCCATCCAGACGAGCTTGAGGGAGGTGCTGGGCCTGCAAGCCGATGCCGCCGACCAGGTGGCGTATGACGTTCTTCGGCAGGTACTGGAGACCTGCGGCGGCGAGTATTTCTACGTGCCCAAAGGGATAAGGCTGGAGGCGCACAGCCGAGACGTGGTGATCTGGCGCGAGTTCACCGGCCACAACCAGCGTGATCTGGCGCGAAAATTTAATCTGACGCTGCAATACATTTATCGCATCATCGCGTTACAGCGCGAAAAAGAACGCAAAGACCGCCAAGGCGCACTCGACCTGTAGCGCCCAGCGCTGTGCCTACTGCGCGGTCGCGGCCTGGGCATAAACGCCTTTAATTCAAACTCCTCGAGGGGGTCGCCAGAATGGGCGGCATGGACTCCCGGATACTCCCCATCTTCTTGGCGCTGTCGGCCACCGGCCTGATCGGCATGGCGGTGCATGAGGGCTACCGGTTTTATGCCTACGACGACGGTGTGGGCGTGCAGACGGTGGGTTTCGGCACCACCCGGCACGGCAACAACACCCCCGTGCAGCGCGGCGACACCATGAGCGTGGAGCGGGCGCTGGTGCGCTTGGGCGACGATGTGTCGCAGAAGGAGCGCCAGATGCGTGCCTGCCTGGGGCCGGTGCCGCTGTACCCGCATGAGTGGGATGCTTACGTGTCGCTGACTTATAACATCGGCGGCGCGGCGTTCTGCCGATCGACCCTGGTGCGCAAGCTCAAGGCCAGCCCGCCGGACTACCCCGGTGCGTGTGCCGAAATACTGCGCTGGAACCGAGCGGGTGGCGCGGTGATGCGCGGCCTGGTCACGCGGCGGCAGGACGAATTCCGGCTCTGCACCGAGGGGCGCACCCCATGATGCTGCCGCTGGCCGTGGTGGGTGCTGGCTGGCGCTTGTGGGCGGCCCTGCTGCTGGCTGGCGCAGTAGCAGGCGGCGCGGCGGCGTGGTGGGTGCAGGCCGCCCGGCTCGATGGCCAGCGGCTGCAGGCGCAGCACCACGTCGCGCAGGTCAAGACTGAAATGCAAGCGGCGCTGCACCAAGCGGCGTTAGAGGCGCAGCGCCAGCAGACGGCGCTGGAGGCGGCGCACGTGCAGGCGCTGCAGGCCGCACGGGCACAGGAACAGGATTTTCAGAGGCAAATGAACCGGGCACACCATGAACACCACCAGACCCTTGAGCGGATGCGCTCCGATGACCGTACTGCTCGCACTGAGCTTGAGCGGCTGCGCGACGCGCTTGCCACCCCCTACGGCCTGCCCGGCAGTGCCAGCGCCACCAGCGCTATCGACCCCGATCCAGCCCGAGACTTACTTGGCCAATGCGCAGCGGCTTATATCGAGCTGGCACAGCAGGCTGACGGGCACGCCGCCGACGCCCAACTCCTCCTCCACGGGTGGCCGCGATGACTGAGTACGACGTAGGCGGCAGTGGGCTGCGCCTGGTGCTGATTGGTCTGACCATCGTGGGCATGGTGGGCGGCCTGATGGCCGGGCTGGTGCGCTGGATGGGCAGCCGGATCATGGAAGACATCGACGCCCGTATGGGGCGCATCGACGGCGTGATGAACGAGGTGGCGCGAGTCGATGCCGACCTCAAGCGACTGATCGCGGAGCTGCCGGTGCACTACCAGCGGCGTGACGACGCGATTCGTGAATACACCACGATTAACGCCAAGATCGACCGCCTGACTGAGGTGCTGATTGATATTCGGGGGGTGATGCGTGCAAAACAGGATTGATGCAACCATAGACATGGCGCGGGCCGAGCGCGAAGCGCTGCGCTGGATACTGCTGTCGGCCTTGTGGCACGGGCGACCCTACGGCGTCAACGAGCACGTGCTGCTGATGACGGCGCGGGATGTGCTGCTGCGCTCGACCGCCGACCAGGTGCGCACCGAGTTGCGCAGCCTAGAAAAGCGGGGCCTCGTCACGGTGGGCAAGGACGCGCCGCTGTGGTGGGCCGAGCTGAGCGCACAGGGCGAGTCGGTGGTCGAGTACCGCGCTGAGTGCCCGCCCGACATTGCCCGTCCGCCGAGGTGGTGACCATGCACCGCGACTGGGACACGATTCGGGCGGTGCTGCGAGCGTTCAATCTTACAGGGGGGGCGTGATGCCACGGCGCCCCAAGATCGACGCTTTGCCAGCGGAACTTAAAACCCAGCTCGAGCGCCTGCTGCTCGATAAGACGCATGGCGGCTACATGCTGCTGTCGGCCTGGCTCAAGGAGCAGGGCTTTGAAATCAGCCATGCTGCCGTGCACCGCTACGACCAGCGCCTGCAGGCGGTCATGAGCCGCATCAAGGCCAGCACGGAAGCGGCTCGCCTGATTGCGCAGTCAGCCCCCGACGAAGCCGACGAGCACAGCGCGGCGGTGCTGCGCATGGTGCAGTCCAGCCTGTTCGAGGCCATGACGCGGATAACTGAAGCACAAGATGCCGAGCCTGCCGAGCAGGTTAAGGTGTTGAGCCAGGCAGCGCGTGCCGTGGCCGATGCCAGCCGGGCGAGCATCGGGCAAAAGAGGTGGGCGGACGAGGTCAAGCAGAAACTGGACGCATTGGAAGCTGCAAGTGACAGGCTGGGCCACAGCGAGAAGCGGCTCGATGCCCAGACGCTTAAGGCGGTGCGGGAGGCGCTGTATGGCGGCTAACGCCGTCCTGTACGGCTACCAGCGGCGCTACCTTGCCGACCGCGCCCGCTTCAAGGCCGGGATGTGGAGCCGCCAGACGGGCAAGACCTTCACCACCACACTCGAAGCGGTGCTCGACGTGCTGGAGGCCGAGGCCGAAGGGCGCGTCTGCCGCTGGACGATTCTGTCGGTGAGCCAGGCGCGGGCGCTGGACGCGATGGACAACGGCGTCAAGCTGCACCTGCGGGCGATTGGCGCGGCCTTTGAAGCGCTGGATGTGCCGCTGGATGTAGATACGCTGGCACATACGGTGCGCATCGGCAAGCAGGGCAGCTACATCCGGGCGGTGGCGGCCAAGCCATCGACGGCTCGTGGTATGAGCGACAACCTGATTCTGGACGAATTCGCGCATCATCAAGACAACCGGGCCATCTGGACGGCGCTGCTGCCCGTGGTCTCGCGGCCCGATCTTCGCCTGCGCGTCATCAGCACACCGAACGGGCGCGGCGACAAGTTTTACGAAATCATGACCGAGCCGGAGGGCTTGTTCAGCCGCCACGTGGTGAGCATTTACGACGCGGTGGCCGACGGCTTGCCGCGCAACCCCGAAGAACTCAAGCGGGCTATGGGCGACCCGGTGGCGTGGGCGCAGGAGTTTGAGTGCGCGTTCGTGGATGCAGCCACCAGTTGGCTGCCCTATGACCTGATCGACGGCTGCGAAGATGCCCTATGCACCCTCACGCCCGGCGTGTACCAGGGCGGGCCGGTGTACGTGGGCATGGACTTCGCCGCGCGAGGCGACCTGACGGTGATTGCCGTGCTGGAGCTGGTGGGCGACGTGCTCTGGCTGCGCGAGCTGATCGAATTGCGTGCGACAAGTTTTGCGCAGCAACTGGCCAATCTGGATCGAGTGATGCGCGACTACCGGGTGGTGCGGGCGGCGCTGGACCAGACCGGCCTAGGCGAAATGCCGGTGCAGGAGGCGCAGCGCAGGCATGGCAGCTACCGGGTGGAGGGGGTGCTGTTCACGGGGACCAGAAAGCTCGACATGGCCACAGCCTTGAAGGAGCGCATGGAAGACAAGCGCCTGCGCCTGCCGGTGGGCCATGCGCCCCTGCGGCAAGACCTACACAGCGTGCAACGGGTGGCCGGGGCGACCGGTGCCCCCCGGCTGGTCGCTGAGCGGCAAGACGGCAGCCACGCCGACCGCTTCTGGGCGCTGGCGCTGGCCACTGCAGCGGCGCACAGCCCACGGGCGGCTATTGAATTCAAGAGCGCTGGCCAGCGTAGCGCTGCTGCCCTGCCCTTTTACAGCAACTGGGAAGACTTTTATGGCCGAGAATGACCCCCCGTCGATGCAAGCCGCCGACTTTTCACTCAAGCTCGAGCGCAAGGAGATTGCGGCCAGTCGCGATGGCCGCGACATTACCCGTGGCTGGCTAAGCCCGCTGCAGCTCGCGCCGGTGGACGACCCGGTGCTGCTGGGCCGTGGCGGCGACTACCGCATCTACGATGAGATACTGCGCGACGACACGGTGCGAGCCGCCTTCGGCCAGCGCGTCCACGGCGTGGTAGCTCGGCCCTGGCAGGTGCTGCCCGGCGGCAGCCGCGCCATCGACAAGGCGGCGGCGACTCACTTAAAGCATCAACTCGATGCCCTGGCGTGGGATGGTGTAACGGCGCAAATGCTCTCCGGGGTTTTTTATGGGTTCTCGGTCGCCGAGGTGATCTGGCAGGCGGAGGCGGGCAAGGTGGGCATCGCAGATATTCGCGTGCGCAACCGCCGCCGCTTCGGCTTTGACGGCGCGGCAAGGCTGCGCTTGAAAACCCTCGAAAACCCGTGGCCGGGTGAGCTGTTGCCAGAGCGTAAATTCTGGGTGGCCCGCTTCGGTGCCGACCACTACGACGCGCCCTACGGCCTAGGGCTGGCCCACTACCTGTACTGGCCGGTCTGGGTAAAGCGCAATGCGCTGCGCTTTTGGGCCGTTTTTCTCGAAAAATTCGGCACCCCGACCGTGCTCGGGCGCTACCCCGGCGGCACCAGCGAGGAGGAGCAGAACCGGCTGCTGCAGGCCCTGCAATCGGTGCAGCGCGATGCGGCAGTGATTCTGCCCGAGGGCATGGAGGCGCAGCTCCTGGAGGCGACACGCGCCGGCGCGGCAGACCATGCGGGCTTTATCGGCGCGATGGACAAGGCCATACTCAAGGTGACGCTGGGGCAGACCGCGACCGTCGAGGGCACCTCGGGCAAGCTCGGTGGCGAGGGCGAGCGCGAGCGCGTCAAGGATGCCATTTTGCGGGCCGACGCCGACATCCTGTCGGCCAGCTTTTGTACCAGCGTAGCCGCCTGGCTGACCGAGTGGAACTACCCCGGCGCTGCGGTGCCGCAGGTCTGGCGCGTATTCGACGACGAAGACCTGGACCGGCGCATCGTGCGCGACAAAGCGATCTTCGACATGGGCTTTGTGCCGTCGCTTAAGTACGTGACCGAGACCTACGGCGGGCAATGGGAAGAGAAACCCAAGCCGGGACCCGTTGACCGTGAAAATCCGAATGGCGAACCCGTGGCGAACCCATTGGCGAAGCACGCGCAAACTTCGGGTTCGCCGATTCATGCCGAGCCGACAAATGCCGAGCCAGCAGACGCCGACCCCACCCCGGTGACGGCTCAAGTCGGGCAGATGTTCCAGGAGACCGAGGCAGCCTGGGCGGCCATTCTGGAGCGGGTGCAAACCTTGGTCGGTGAGGCCCAAAGCCTGGAGGCGCTGCGGGAGGCCTTGCTCAACGCCTACGGCGACCTGCCGACGGACGCACTGGCCGAGGTGATGGCCCTGGGCTTTGCCGCGACCGAGTTGGCTGGGCGGCAGCATGTGCGCGATGAGTCTCAAACATGAGCGACGCCGCCCAGCCCAAGCGCTACACCATACGCTACGGCCTGCCCACAAAGGATGTGGGCGGCGAGTTGGTCACGCTCCCGTTTGCCGGGCAGATAGCTTTTTTTCGCGCCAAGCTGGGGAATCTGGTGCCGACGGCAAAGTGGGATGACCTGAAAAAAAACCAGCACGACCGGGCTTTTATGGTCGCCGGTGCCGCCAAGGCCGATTTGCTGGCCGACTTAGCCACGGCGGTGGACAAAGCCATTGCCGAGGGCGAGACGATCCGGGAATTCCGCAAGCGCTTCAAGCAGATCGTGCAGGAGCGCGGCTGGCATGGCTGGACGGGCGAAGGCAGTAAAGCGGGCGAGGCGTGGCGCACACGGGTGATCTTCGAGACCAACCTAATCACCAGCTACAGCGCGGGCCGTCTGGCGCAGCTCAAGGCCGGGGGCTACAAGTTCTGGATGTACAGGCACTCGGACTCGCGCCACCCCAGGCCGCACCACAAAGCGCTCGATGGCGTGGTGCGACCGGCAGAGGACGCCTTCTGGCAGACGCACTACCCGCCCAACGGCTGGGGCTGCCGGTGCAGAGCGGTGGGCGTGGATGGCCCGGCCTCTGCCAAGCGCCTGGGCGGCGACATGGACAAGCCGCTGCCGCCGGGCTGGAACAGCATCGACCCCAAAACCGGCGAGCCGGTGGGGATTGACAAGGGCTGGGGGTATATGCCGGGGGGCACGGCAGACATGCGGCGATTTGTCGCAGATAAAGCGGCCAAGCTGCCGCCTGCTCTGGGTGGGGCGCTGCGGGCGGATCATGCCCGCATGAACAACCAATCCATTCGGTCCGCCCTTTCCTCGCCGGCCTTCGATGACTTCTTCCGGGCGGCCAAGGGTGCGCCGGAGCGCTTTGCCGTGGCGGCGCTTGGCCCCGCCGAGCGGGCGCTGTTCGGCTGCAAGGGTGAAGTGCTCTGGCTTTCGCGGCAGTCGCTCGACGAGCACAAGGCGCGTCACCCGGAAGTCACGGCGGACGATTACCGGGCCATCCCGGACATTGTGCAGCGCGGGCAGGTATGGGGCGGACATTCACCGCACCGCTATCTGCTGCTGTGGATTGGCGGCAAGCCCTACCGGGCAGCCATCAAGACGGATGCCGACGGCAACGAGGCGTGGTTCTTGTCGCTGGTGGTGAGCGAAAAACAAAAACCGCCCAAGGGGGCGGTCAAGTTGAGGTAGGCGGCTGGTGGCCCAAGTTGGCGACCTTGGTTGCCTCATCATGCCTTGCGGCATGGGCAAGTCAGCCTGAAAACGCCACCAGTCGTGAATACATTATAGGACAAAACGAGTGAGGCTCAAGGGTGGATTCCAAAAACAACAACGAGGGCTGTGACATGGGGCTGGACTCGAACCAGCATCATCATCCTATTTGGACTGCCCTTACCCGTCGGCGTACACCATGCCGCAGCCGATTTAAGTATAGCCCACCGGCCAAGATCGGGGCCGTAGCAGTCAGCGCCGAGGGTTTTGAAGCGTTCAATGTTTGAAGGAGTGCCATGATTAAATTGATAAAAGAGGTAACTGAGGCAATGTACGAGGTTCGTGAGTATGCCTTGCGCTCCCGCATGCCTTCGAGCTGGCCGAAGAGCGCGGCGCGGCTTTGGTGTTGAAGGGGTTGAAGGGGTTGAAGGGGTTGAAGAAAAATGGACTTTGAAAAAGTAACGCTGGCCAATGGCCGCGCCGTGCTGTATCGCGGCGACAGCCTGGAGCTCCTGAAGGCCGGGCTGTTGAAGTGCGACGCGATCGTGAGCGACCCGCCGTATGGGATTGGGCATCAGCATGGCGGGGGCGGGAACGGCATTAGTGCACCGACCTATACCGGCACAATCATCGGCGACGACGCGCCGTTTGATCCAGCGCCGTGGATCGCGCACGCAGGTAAAGACCGGGCTGTTGTGCTGTTTGGCGCCGATCATTTCAAAACCCGGCTGCCTGATGGCGGGCGATTCATTTGCTGGGACAAAAGCTGCGGGCAAGGCCCGGCGGCTATGTTTTCAGACGCGGAATTCGCCTGGACGAACCGGCGCAACGCCCGCAGCATCTTCCGGCACTTCTGGATGGGGGTGCTGCGCAGCGACGATGGCTTCGATAGCAAGGTCGCTGCCCGCGCCCACGTGTCACAAAAGCCGGTGAATTTGATGCAGTGGTGTATTGAGCATGCCCGCATTGGCTTGGGCAAGGTGGTGCTCGATCCGTACATGGGTGCCGGATCAACCGGCGTGGCCGCACTGCTCTGCGGTCGGCGCTTTGTTGGGGTAGAAATCGACCCCAAACACTTCGCCACAGCGTGCGCCCGGATCGAAAAGGCGGCGGCGATGATGGAGCTGGCGCAGGCGGTTGAGGCGTGAGAGTGTCGCAAATAATCCGTAAAGCCTGAGGTGGCGCATGATTGAATTAACACTCGACGACCGCGCCCTGCAGCAGGCGCTCGAGGGGCTTTCGCGCAGGCTCGCCGACCTCACCCCGCTGATGCGCCGAGTGGCGCAGGTGATGGAGGAAGGCACGCGGACGCACTTCGAGGAAGAGCGCGGGCCGGATGGGCAGAAGTGGAAGCCGCTGGCGGACTCGACCCTGCTGGCCTACATGCGCCGGGCTTCGCCGGGCGGGCTTTTGACCCGGCGCGGCAACACGCGGGCGCGGGCCATCAAGGCGCTGGCGGATAAAAAGATTCTGCGCGACAGTGGCCACCTGGCGTATGAATGGGACACGGATGCCGGGGCGCTGTCGGCTCGATTGAGCACAAAAACCAAATACGCCGCCACGCATCAGTTCGGGGACGAAAAACGAAACATCCCGGCGCGGCCATTTCTGGGGTTTTCCGAGTCGATCAAGGCCGGTATAGTGGACGCGGCACGCCGTCACGTCGAAGAGGTGCTGCCGTAGGCTGCTGCGCTGGCACGCGCTGGCACGCGCCGGTTCACGGGCCGGTCAATAGGCTAAATCGGTTTAATTCAGTCGCCGCAGCGCCGACGGCAACATGGCGGCATGAATACACCTGCCGCCACCCCCTTGTCTGCCACTTTTAGCGCGAGTGAGGGCCTTTTGCAGCCGGGCACCACGGTTTCCATGCCCGTGGCCCGGCTGCACATTTTTAAGGCTGGCCTGCACACCTCGGGCAACGGCATCACCCGCGCTTACAGCGCCGCCGAGCTGGCCGCCTGCGCCGCCGCCTATGACCCGCGCCGCTACCCGGCCCCGCTGGTGGTGGGGCACCCGAGCGACAACACCCCCGCTTATGGCTGGGTGGCGCGGCTGGTGGCCGAGGGCGACGACCTGTACGCCGAGGTGGGCACCATCGACCCGCTGCTGGCCGACGCGATTCGCGTGGGCATGTACCGAAAAATTTCCGCCTCTCTGTACCTGCCCGAGTCCGCCGTCAACCCGGTGCCGGGCGTGCTGTACCTGCGCCACGTGGGCTTGCTGGGCGGGGCTGCGCCTGCCGTCAAGGGGCTGACGCCCGTCACCCTCGCCGAGGCCGACGGGGTGGCGCACTACACCGAAGACTGCGCCAAAGGCCACGCCGATCGCCCGTTATTTCTTCAACCCAAGCAAGGAGTTCCTGCAATGCCTGACCCCAACCCCAACCCTGAGCCAGCCGAGCTGCAAGCCCGGCTGGCTGCCATCGAGGCAGACAATGCCAGCCTCAAGGCAGCAGCCGATGCCGCGACCGCCGCGCTCATGCAGTACCAGCGCGAGGCTGTGCATGCCGAGCACCTGGCCTTTGCTCAATCGCTGGCCAAGGCGGGCAAGCTGACGCCAGCGGCGCAGAAGGTGTTCGTAGCTGCACTCGACCACTTGGCCCAATCGTCGGCCCAGTTTGCCGAGGGCGACCAGCAAAAGCCGCTGGCCAAGGCCTTGTGCGAGGCGCTGGCCACCCTGCCCACCGTGATCCCGATGGGTGAAGTGGCAGCCAACCACAGCCAGCCGTCCCCGCTCAAGACCATAGACCAGATGAGTGGCCACGAAGCCGCTGCGCTGTTCCAGCGCGATCCCCAAGCCTTCCGCCGCGCTGCCGGTCTGTCTGAATAAGGAGTAAGAAATGAATGCCGTAACCCGAACCACGAACGTCATCATCCCCGAAGTTCTGGCAGCAATGATCGGCGCCGAGATTCCGGGCCAGCTCGCGCTGGCAGGCTCGGATGCAGTGACCGTGCTCGACAACTTGAAGGGCGGCCCAGGCAACACGATTCGTATTCCGCGCTGGGGCACGATTGGCGATTTCACCGAGGTCGCCGAGGGCAATCCGATGCCGGTCGTCAATATCGCGGCGACCGCCGCGACGGCCACCGTGAAAAAGTTTGCCCGTGGTGTGGAGGTGACGGACGAAGCGCTGCTGGCCAGCTACGAAGACCCGCTCAAGGAAGTGGCACGTCAGTTTGCCCGCTACGCAGCCCGTGCTGCCGACCGCGAGCTGATTGCGGCTGCTGAGACTTCGACGCTGCAGCACGTTGCCGCTGGCACCATCACGCTCAACGACATTGTCGATGCCATAGGCCGCTGGGACGATGCTTCGAACAACATTTCTGCCCTGGTGGTGCATTCCAAGGTGTACCGCGACCTCATCAAGCTCGCCGAGTTCAAGACCCTGACGCAGAAAGCAGACCAGGTGATCGAGCGCGGTGTGGTCGGCATGGTCTATGGGGTGCCGATTCGGGTGTCGGACGCCATTACCACGGTGGCCGGCACGCCCAACACCTACCGCAACCTGCTGCTTAAAAAGAGTGCGCTGGGCTTGTGGTACCAGCGCAACATGACCGTGGAGACCGAGCGCGACTCAATCAAGCGCACCACGGTGATTACGGCGGACTCGATTTTCGCGACCGCCATGTTCCAGGGCAACCCGCTGCCGGTCGTCCGGCTCGTGACCCGCTGACCGAGGGGATTGAGTCATGGGAATCGGTACTCTGCGCCGCTATTACGAAGCCAGCGAAGCCGGTGCAGCCAGCGAAGCCAGCGAAGCCGGTGCAGCCAGCGAAGCCAGCGAAGCCGGTGCAGCCAGCGAAGCCGCCGACCAATTGGCGCAAGCGCCAAAGCGGGCCGCTAAGGCCGTTGACGGGGTTGGGATGGGGGTAGATGCCACCAAGGGCAAAAAAACGCCGCAGAAGGCCGGGGCAACCCCTGGCAACGGGGGTCTTGAGTGACTTACGCCCTGCCTGCCGACCTTGTTTTGGCGATGCCGCCAGAAACGCTGCTGCGCCTGAGCACCGACGACCCACTGGCCGTGGTGCCGGATGCGGCGGTGGTCGGCGAAATGCTGGCAGCGGCGTCAGCCGAGATTGATGCCGCGCTGTCTGATGGCGGGGCGTCCTTGCCGCAGCCGGTGCCAGCAGTCATCAAGCACTTGTGTGTGAGCCTGACGCGCTGCCGCCTGTACGCACGCCGACCGGAGGGGATGGATTTGCCGGAGGCGGTGCGGCGCGAGTGCGAAGCGGCCCGCAAGATGCTGGCCTCGATCGCCTCGGGCGATGTGCGGCTGGGGGCGGTGTCGCCAGCGGGCAGCCCACGGGCGGCGGCACCGGGCCGGGTTTTTGCTGGGGGGGAGTTCTGATGGCCTCCACTCAAGCCATGCTGCAGGCCGCTGCCGACCGGCTCAAGGCGCAGGTGCCGGGGGTGGGGGTGGAGTTGTACCCCGAAAACCCGAGCGCCTGGCGGCTCAACCATCCGCGTGCGGCGCTGCTGGTGGACTACCGGGGCAGCGATTACGGCGAGCTGATGGATACCGGCATCGTGGCACAGGGGCGGGAGATACGCCTGGGTGTCTCGGTGGTGGCGCGTACCCTGCACGACGCGTATGGAGCGCTGCGGCTGACGGACGCGGTGCGGCTGGCGCTGCTCGGGCAGGTGCTGCCGGACTGCCGCAAGCTGCGCCTGGTGTCGGAACGCTTTGTCTCGCAGGAGGCGGGTATCTGGATTTATGAGTTGGTGTTTGCTGCTGTTGGTGTGGTGGTGCAAGACGCCCCTATCGACGCCGGGCCGGTGCTGCGCCAGGCGGTGGTCAACCCGGTTTTTTAGTCAACAGGAGATGATGCAATGAAGTTCACATACCACGGCCCGGCTTCGGGCTTGACGCTGGCCGACGGCACCGAGGTGCTGCTGTGGCCGGGGCACGAGGTCGAGCTGCCCGTGTCTGCCTTGACCGAGGCCTTGCAAGTGCAGGGCTATTTACAAGCGCTGCTCGCGGCTGAGGAAGTCAAGCCGGTCGGCAGCAAAAAGAAGGAGGCCTGATCATGGCTGCGAATTTTCTGCATGGAGTTGAGACTATCGAGATCATGAAGGGGCCGCGCCCGATCCGCCAGGTCAAGACGGCGGTGGTGGGTCTGATTGGCACCGCACCCACGGGGGCCTTGAACGCGCCGACCATCGTGCTGTCGGCACGCGATGCGGCCCAGTTCGGTGATACCGCCGTCGCCGCTGGCTTCACCATACCGCAGGCGCTGGACGCGATTTTCGACCAGGGCGCGGGGACGGTGATCGTGGTCAACGTGTGCGACCCGGCGCTGCACCGCTCGGCAGTCACGGCAGAGGCGGTCACGCTGTCGCCCCTGACCGGGGTGGCCCGTCTGGCCCGGCCTTATGTGAGCCAGGTCGTGGTGCGCAACGCAGCGGGCACCATCACCCATGTGCCTGGCACCGACTACACCCTCGACCCCGAAAAAGGCGAGATTGTGCGCCGTGCAGGCGGCGCGATTGCCGTCGGCGCGGCGCTGCGGGTGGATTACCAGTGGGTAAACCCTGCACTGGTGAGCACCGCGCAGGTGATCGGCACCACTACCGCCGGGGGGCAGCGCACCGGTGTGCAGGCGCTAGACGATACCTACAGCCGCTTTGGCTTCAACGCCAAGCTGCTGCTGGCACCCGTCTATGGCACGCTCAACAGTGTGGCCAGCGAGCTGATTGCGATGGCGCACAAGCTGCGCGGCATAGCGATCATCGACGCGCCCATCGGCGTGACGGTGCAGCAGGCGGTGCAGGGCCGTGGCCCGGCGGGGCTGATCAATTTCAATACCTCCAGCGAGCGGGCGATTCTGTGTTACCCGCATTTACGGGTGTTCGACCCGGCCACCGAGACCGAGCGCCTGGAGCCGATGAGCCAGCGCCTAGCCGGTGTGATCTGCCGCCGCGATAGCGAAAACGGCTACTGGTGGAGCCCGTCCAATGCGGAGATCATGGGCATTACCGGAGTCGAGCGCGACATCACGGCGCGTATCAACGATCCGCAGTCGGAGGCCAATCTGCTCAACGAAAACGGCATCGTCACGCTGTTCAACAGCTTCGGCAGCGGTCTGCGCAGTTGGGGCAACCGGTCGGCGGCGTGGCCGTCGATGACGCACCCGCGCAACTTCATCAACGTGCGCCGCACGGCAGATGTGCTGCACGAGTCGGTCGAGTTTTCGATGCTGCAGTTCATGGCCCACCCCATCAACGATGCCTTGATCGACGCGATCAAGGGCAGCGTGGATGCCTTCATCCGCACCTTAATCAGTCGCGGCGCACTGATCGACGGCAACTGCACCTACGACCCGGCGAAGAATCCGCCAACCCAGGTCGCCCTGGGGCACCTGACCTTCGACATCACCTTTATGCCGCCGACCCCGTGCGAGCGCATCACGTTTGAATCGTTCATCGACATCGAGCTGCTGCGCGGTCTGGGCAGCGCCCAATAAGGAGTAAGACATGAGCAAGATTTCAATCAACCGGCTGACCAATGCCAATATCTATCTGGACGGCGGCTCGATGCTGGGCCGGGCCGAAGAGATCAACCTTCCTGTGCTCAAGGCCAAAATGGCCGAGCACAAGGCGCTGGGCATGGTGGGCACCATCGAGGCCTTCGCGGGTTTCGAAAAGCTCGAAGGCAAGATCAAGTGGTCGTCGATCTATCCCGATGCCCTGAAAAAAACCGCCAACCCGTTCAGGAGCGTGCAACTGCAGGTGCGCGGCTCGGTCGAGGCCTACGCCAGTCCGGGGCGCACCGCCGAGCAGCCGGTGGTGGCGCTGCTGACCGTGACCTTCAAGAGCCTGCCCGGCGGCAACTACAAGCAGCACGACAATGTCGAAATGGAATCCGAGTTTATCGCCACTTACATGAAGCTGACGGTAGGTGGCGAGGACGTGGCCGAAATCGACGTGCTGGCCAACATCTACAAGGCCGCCGGGCAAGATGTGCTGGCGGCGTATCGGGCCAACATCGGGGGTTAAACCATGACTGAAATTTGTCTCAAATATCCCGTCAAGCTGGCCTCGGGCAAGACGCTGGACAAGATTGTTCTGCGCCGCGCCAAGGTGGCCGACTTGAAAGAGGCGGCGCGAGCTGGCGCTTCTCAAGACGACCAGGAAATCGCCCTGCTGGCCCGCTTGTCCGGCTTGTTGCCGGAGGACATGCTGGAGCTGGACCTGGCCGATTACAAGGTGTTGCAAGATTCCTTTCGCAGCATGCTGGATTCTGCCGGCTGACCTGTGGAAAGGGGCGGGCCTGCTGGCCCGCTGGTTTCGCTTTCAGCCCTCGGAAATCGACGGGCTGGAGGTGGATGAGTTTTTGCGCTGGTGCCGGGTGGCGGCGGAGCAGGTTAAGGCCGTGGATCGGGCGGCCAAATGAAGTCGGCGATCAAGCTCAGGATGAAAGCGGCAGCGGCAACTATCGGGCCTAGCAGAATCGCCAGAAAGAAGCCGGCCACGATGGTGACAATCAGGGCGGCGATAAGCGATCCGCTGCTACTCCAGCTCCAGACGAACAGGGACAGTCCAATAAGCCAAACAAAGAGCATGGCGATGGCTTTGGCGCGGTCGTCTGTATTCATGGAGAGAGTCTAGCATGGCATCCGAAATTAGCTTGAAGCTGGTTATTGGCGCGGCGCTGGCGGGATCGTTTCAGGCTGTCCTGGGTGGAGCAAAAAAAACCGTCAACGATCTGGGGGCGGTAGCGGGGCGCTTGCAGGCCCGGCACGAGCGGCTTGGGGCGATCATGGCGCGCGCCATGGCCAGCCCGGCGCGACCGTTGGGCGAGTTGCGCCAGCGCTACGAGGCGCTGGGCCGCACGCTGGAACAGGTTCGGCAAAAGACCGTGGCCCTGAATCAATCCTTGGAGCGCGGCGCTGCGCTGCAGGCTGGGCGCGATGAGGGCCTGGGGGCGATGAGCGAAACCGCCGGGGCGGCAGTGGCTGTTGGCGCGCCGGTGATGAAGGCAGTGGCCGATACGGCGCGTTTTGGCGATGCGGTCAAGGACATTGCGATTACCGGCGGGCTGGACAAGGACGCCGAGGTGCGGCTGGGCTCTAGCCTGCGCAGAATTTCTCAGGAAGTGAATCAGTCGGCGCTTGACATGGCTGCGGGCGTAAACATGCTCATTGCCAATGGTATGGAAGTGGGCAAGGCCAGCGACCAGGCGGCGCTGCTGGGTAAATTCACCACGGCCACCCGCGCATCGTTCGATGATGCGGCCAAGATGATGGTGAGCTTTGACACGCTGGGCGTGTCGGCCAAGGATATGGAACTGGCGTTTTCTCAGGCGGCTGCGGCGGGAAAGATGGGCTCGTTTGAAGTGCGCGACATGGCCAAGTGGTTCCCGCAGTTGGGCGGCTTGATGAAGGGCGTGGGCGTGACTGGCAACGAGGCGGTGGTGTCGATGGCGAGCCGCTTGCAGATTGCCATGAAGACGGCAGGCAGCACAGACGAGGCGGCCAACAACCTGAAAAACTTCTTGGCCAAGCTGACCTCCAAAGACACGATCAAGGCGTTTGAATCGGTTGGCGTGGATTTGCAGGGCTCCATGCTGCGCCTGGCGCGCCAGGGCATGGACCCGATTGAGGGCGCGGTGGGTATTGTCATGGCGCAGATCGGCAAGCAGAGCCCGGCGGTAGCGGCTGAGTTAAAAGCGCTGGGGGCTGAGCTGTCGGCGATTAAGGACCCGGCAGAGCGTGCCGCCGAGATGGAGCGGCGCAAGACCATGATTGAAGCGCTGGGCCAGCGTGCCGGCATGGGCGAGCTGTTCGCAGATATGCAAGCGGTAAGCTACTTGCTGGCTGAGGTGCAGAACCGGGACGAGTTGGCCAAGGTGCGCGCCGGAACCGAGAGTGGCCGCGCAGAAAATGGGCAGTTGACGGTGGATGTGGATTTTGCCAAGCGGATGGAATCGCCGCTTGAGCAGTTCAAGGCCTTGCAGATTGGCCTGGCCGAAATCGGGATGAGCATCGGGACGGCGCTGTTGCCGCCCTTGCTGGAGATTACGCAGGCCGTGGGGCCGGTGATCAAGTCGATTGCCGGATTTGCGCAGGAAAACCCGCTGCTGGTGAAGGCGGTGCTGGGGCTGGCGCTGGCGCTGACAGCGGGCAAGCTCGCTGTGCTTGGCGTGGGCTGGGCGGTGAACTTCTTGGTACTCTCGCCGCTCAATGGCTTGCGCACGGCCTTGCTGACGGTTGGCGGGCGCTGGCTGTGGCTGAAGGGCTTGTGGCAGGCCGGGGCGTTTGCGCCACTGGTGGCGCAGGCCAAAGGCGCGGCGCTGGCGGTGGGCGGCGCGCTGAAGGGGGCGCTGCTGGCAGCCGGCAAGGCGGTGCTGTTTCTGGGGCGGGCCTTGCTGATGAATCCGATTGGCCTGGCGGTGACGGCGATTGCCGGTGGCGCTTACCTGATCTGGCGCAACTGGGACAAGCTGCGTCCGTTCTTTGTGCAGATGTGGGGCGGCATCAGGGCGGCAACGACTACGGCGCTGGCATGGTTTGCGGCGCTGCCGGGACGTTTTGCCGATTTCGGCAAAACGATGGTCGATGGCCTGGTCGGCGGCATTCGCAGCCGGATTGCAGCAGCCGGCGAGGCGATCAAGGCGGTGGGCGCAACGGTGCGCGATACCTTTAAGGACATGCTGGGCATCCGCTCGCCGTCGCGGGTTTTCGCAGAAATGGGTGGCAACCTTTCTGAGGGCCTGGCGCTGGGCATGGGTAAAAAGCTCGCGGGCGTGACTCGGGCTGCGGCGGGCTTGACAGCAGCGGCTACGCTGTCGCTGGGCTTGCCGGCGCTTGCCGGACAGGCGATGCCGACCTTGCCGGACGCAAACCAGACCATCCGCCAGGCGGTGCTGCCTGCGGCGATGCCGACCTTGCCGGACGCAAACCAGACCATCCGCCAGGCGGTGCTGCCT